GTCTGCTACCAGCAACGTGAGAAGGCCCAGGCGGTGCTGTCCGGCGAACTCTATGACCAGGGCTTCTTTGCCCTGATCTGCTCGGCGACCAAGGAAGAGGCCGAGGCCGAGGTGGCGGCCGTCCGCGGCGGCGCGACGGAGCTGCCGGTTGCTCGGAAGTGCAACCCGCACCTCGGCGTGATTACCCGCGAGGCGGACCTACTGCAGGATATCCAGGACGCGATCGCCACGCCCTCGGAGCTAGCCAACCTGTTGCGGCTGACCTACGGCGTCTGGGAGCAATCGTCCGATCCGTGGCTGTCGCTGGGCGACTGGCAGGACTGCCGCGAGGACTACACAGAGGCGGACCTCGAAGGCCAGGCCTGCGACGGCGGGCTGGACCTGAGCCGCAAGAGCGACCTGTCGAGCTTCGTGCTCAACTTCCCCGACGAGGACGAGCCGCAGATCAGCCGCCAACTGGCCTATCACTGGTTGCCCGAGGAATCGGCCGCGGACCTACGCAAATTCGTCGACGTCGACTCCTGGGTCCGCGACGGCTGGCTGCGGCTAATGCCTGGGCCGGTCACGCGATACAACATCATCGAGGACGACATCGCCGAACTGGCCGAGCGGTTCAGCATCCGCCACCTGGCCTTCGATCCGATGTACGCGACCGAGCTGACCGACCGGCTAGTGGCGCGATGCTCGGTCCAGTGTGTCGTGTTCAAGCAGGTTATGTCCATCTTCGCGCTGCCGACGGCCGAGTACGAGCGGCTGTTGGTCGACGGCAAGCTGCGGCACAACGGCAATCCGCTGTTGACCTGGCAGGCGGGCCACGTCCAAGTTGACCGCGATACAAACTGCAACATGCGGCCGGTGAAGCCGAAGCCCAACGACCACCGCAAGATCGACGGCATCGTCGCCGGGATCATGGCCCTGGCGATGGGCATGGTGCCGGAAGAGGACGGGGCGTGCAGCGTGTTCTACGCAGGAGATCCGGCTTGACATTCAAGGGTGCGGTTGCGATGGTGGGGCTGCTCCTGGTGGCGATCGGCTGCTACCAGGTGTTGCCGGCGGCGGCGTGGATCGTCGTCGGGGCCGCGCTGTTCGGCGTGGCGGTGGTTGACGCGATCATGGAGGGCCGCAAGCGATGATCCTCGAAGCGATGTTCCCGCGGGCGGCGGTCTCCTTCGAGAGCTTTCCGCCCCCGCCGACCGACGACTGGTGGTACGGCCCAGTTGGCGGCCCGAGCACGAGCGGGGTTCGCGTTAGCGAACAGTCGGCGTTGGCGGTCTCCGCGGTATTTGCCAGCGTGCGGCTGCTATCGACCGGCGTGGGCACGATCCCGCAGAAGGTCTACCGGCGGCTGGACGAGGACCGCAAGGATCTGGCGACGGAGCACCCCCTGTACCGAGTGCTCCACCGGCGGCCCAACGTGTGGCAGGTGCCGGCGCAATACTACGAGCTGCTGATGGTGCACTGCCTCCTGCGCGGCAACTTCTTCGCCCGAATCGTGCTCACCGGTCCCGGCAAGGTCGACCAGCTCGTGCCGCTGCACCCCGACCGAATGAAGATCGAACAGCTCCCGACGGGCCGGCTGCGATACCACTACTCGCCGCCGATGGGCGAGCCGGAGACGCTCAGCCAGGACGAGGTACACCACGTTCGCGGCCTGAGCCTCGACGGGGTGGTTGGTGTTTCCGTGCTGACCTACGCGCGGAACACGATCGGCCTGGCCTCGGCGCAGCAGACGCACGGGGCGGCACTGTTCAAGAACGGCTCGATCCCGCCGTTTTTTCTCAGTTCGCCGAACAAAATGAACTCGGACGCGATCAAGGAGTTTCGCCAGAACTGGAAGGGGATGCACGGCGGCGCGGATAACGCGCACAACCCCCCCGTGTTCGACAACGGCATGGAAGCCAAGGCGCTGGGGATCACCAACGAGGACTCCCAGTGGCTGGAGTCGCGAAAGTTTGAGGCCGAAGAAATTGCCCGATTCTTCGGCATCCCGCCGCACAAGATCGCAATTCTCGACAAGGCGACATTCAGCAACATCGAGCATCAGGCGATCGAGTACGTCACCGATGCCCTGCTGCCCTGGATCACGCTGATCGAGCAGTGCGAGGTCCGCGACCTGTTCGACGAGGACGATGACTTCTTCCCGGAGTTTCTGATCGAGAACCGACTCCGCGGCGACACGGCCAGCCGCTACAACGCCTACAGCGTGGGGATCAAGTCGCGGTTCCTGTTGCCCAACGAGGCTCGCGCCCGCGAAAACCTCAACCCGCTGGAGGACGGCGACGAGTTCCCGGAGACGCCCGGGGTCACAGGCAAGGACTCGCAAGAGAAGCCCGACGAGGACGACGACGCGCCGCCCACACCTCCGCCTCCGCCCGGCCAGGATCCCAAGGCTAAATCCCAAGAAGCCTTCGCCCTGCTGTTGGACGACGCGGCCGAGCGGATCGCCGCGGCCGAGATCCGCGGGCTGGAGTCCCGCGCGGACAAGGCCGCCGAGGACCGCGACCGCTGGAACACGTGGGCTGGCGAGTTCTACGGCCGGCATCGCGAGTACGCCGTCAAGACGCTCGCGCCGATCGCCCTGGCATGGTTCCGCGCCGCGGCCGTCCAGGTCGACGTGGAGCAGGTCGCCCGCCTCTGGTGCCGATCCAGCCTGGACGAGCTGGTCGACGCCGAGGACGTGCCGCAGTTACTGGCCGCCTGGCATGACACGCTTTCCAGCGGCCTTGCGTCCGAACTGAAAAGGAGTTTTTTTGATGTCGATCAAATACCCAAAGATCCTTGAAGCCGCCCGCGGCTCGATCTGGGCGATTCACCGGCCGAAGCTGGAGGCGATCCTCCAGTTTCTCGACACCAAAGCCGGCGGCGGTTCGATCGACGCTCGCCTGGTCGAGCAGATGGCCGCGGACAACAAGGCCCGCAGCAAGGCGGTGGTCTCGCGCAGCGTGGCCGTGCTGCCGCTGCTGGGGACGATCACCCAGCGGGCCGACCTCCTCACCGAGTTCAGCGGCGGGACATCGACGGACCGCTGGGGCCGCGAATTCGACGCCCTGGTGAACGATCCGGAAGTCGGCTCGATCGTCCTGGACGTCGACTCGTCAGGCGGGACCGTCTACGGCGTCCCCGAGCTGGCCAGCAAGGTCTTCGCGGCCCGCGGTACCAAGCCGATCATCGCGGTGGCGAATGCCTACATGGCCTCCGCCGCCTATTACATCGGTAGCGCCGCCGACGAGCTGGTCGTCACTCCTTCTGGCGACGTGGGCTCGATCGGCGTGCTGGCGGTCCACGAGAACCGGGCGGGCGAGTACGAGCAGGCCGGCGTCGAGTACGAGTTCATCACCTACGGCAAACACAAGGCCGAGCACCGCGACGATGCGCCGATGGCCGACGAGACCCGCGCCGAGGTCCAGCGGCGCGTCGACGCCGACGGCAAAGCCTTCGACGCCGCCGTGGCCAAACACCGTGGCGTGACGCCCGAAACGGTGCGCAAGGGCTTCGGCCAGGGCCGGATGTACGGCGCGAAAGAGGCGGTCGAGCGGGGCATGGCCGACCGGATCGCCACGCTCGACGAGACGGTCGCCAGGATGGCCAAGGGCGGCAGGCCGAAGAAACGAAACCGCTCGGCGATGGCACGCCGGCGGCTAGATTTGGAAAATTCCACTTGACTCGATTTGGGAAACCTGCTTAGATTCCAAACTGCTGGGAGGCGCTAGGCTACGGCCGGCGCCCCCAAGCGACCAAAAAATACCGATCAAACGTCACGCTGCGGCGGACGGAGATCCAACACACCGGCCCACGGTGAGGCCGGGGAGTTTGATTTTCGTCCGCCGTTTTTTCGTCGACACCCTCCACGCGGCAGCGGGTCGGGCCGACAGGCAACCCAAGCATGGAGGGTGTTTTCGTGAACCAAAGGCTCGAAAAACTCCGCAAGCGCAAGGCCGCCCTGGTCAAGCAGAACCGCGAGCTGCTCGACGCGGCCGACAAGGCCGGCGAGGACTTCACCGAGGAGCAGGAGAAAACCTTTTCGGCCAATGACGACGAGCTGAAGACGCTGGCCGCGGCCATCGAGCGAGAGGAGCGGCTAGCCGAACTCGAGAAAACGGCCACCGCCGCCTACGTGCCGAAGATCCAGCCTGGCGACCAAATCCGCCTCGAGAACAAGGGCCCGGCCTTCCAGGACGACCCCAACAAGGGGTTCAAGTCGCCGCGAGAGTTCATGGTCGCGGTGATGCAGGCCAGCACCGAAGGCCGCACCGAGGACGAGCGGCTGTTGTTCCTGCGGGCCGACGAGTCGCTGAAGCGCCACGCCACGGTCGGCAGCGACGAGGCCGGCACGTACAGCGATCCGTATGGCAACTTCCTTGTGCCGGAGGGGTTCTCTCCGAACCTGCTCCAGACCAAGGCGGAGGTCGACCCGATCGGCTCGCGGGTCACCAACGTCCCGATGACCGCGCCCTCGGTCAAGATCCCCGCCCGGGTCGACAAGACGCACACTAACAGCGTCTCCGGCGGCTTCCGCGTCTACCGCCGGGCCGAGACCGAAGACGTCACGCCCAGCCGGGCGCAGTACGAGATGGTGCACCTCTCGGCGACGCCGCTGATGGGGATCAGCTACGCCACCGAGGAGCTGATGACCGACTCGCCGATCACCTACGCCGCCCTGATCGAGGCCGGTTTCCGGACGGAGTTCAAGAGCAAGCTGATCAACGAGCGGCTCAACGGCACCGGCGTTGGCCAGTTCACCGGCGTACTGAACTGCGGCGCAATCATCGAGGTTAGCGCCGAGACCGGCCAGGCGGCCGACACGATCGTCTGGGAGAACGTCCGAAACATGCGGGCCCGCTGCTGGGACTACGCAAACGCCGTGTGGCTCTACAACCACGACTGCCTACCGCAGTTGATGAGCATGTACATGCCGATCGGCACGGCCGGCGTGGCGATGTGGCAGAACTCGGCCCGCGAAGGGGAGCCGGACCGGCTGCTGGGCCGCCCGGCGATCGCCACCGAGTACCTGCCCACCGTGGGCGATGCCGGCGACCTGCTGCTGGCCGTGTGGAGCGAGTTCCTTGAAGGCACCTACCAGCAGGTCGAGGGTGCCGAGTCGATCCACGTGCGATTCCTCTACAACGAGCGAACGTTCCGCTTCACCATGCGGAACGACGGCGGGCCGTGGTGGCACTCCACGCTGACGCCCAAGAACGGCGCCACGCTCTCGCCGTTCGTCAAGCTCGAGGCCCGCACGTAACCGGGAGGTGCCCCGTGGAGGTGATTTTCACACGCAACCCGCTGGAGCGCGAAGGGGGCAGCTTTCGCAAGGGCCAGGTCGTCGACCTCGACGGCCCCAGCCTGAAACGATGGTTGCGGCGCGGCGCCGTCGAGCCGTACACCGAACCGCCAACCAAACAGGCGGACTCGGCGGCCGCGCCGCGGCCCGAACCGACCCCCGAACCGACTCCCGAACCGGACCCGCCGCCGAAACCGAAGCGACGGCGGACCACCAAACCGAAACCAAAACCGAAACCAAAAAGCACGGAGGGCTAACACGCCATGGCCTCTCAGCTCGCACTCGAAAAGCTCTTCGCCAACGCGAAGATCGAAATGTTCTATCACGCCCCGGCCGACGCGGCGACCGAGCAGTCGGTCAAGGCCGGCGCGAGCACGACCACCTGGAAGGACCTGCGAGATTACAAGGGATTTGCGGTCGCGGCGATGACCGCGCTCTTGACGGGCAACGGCCTGATCGAGCTGTCGATCTACGCCGCCGAGGACTCCAGCGGCACCAACGCCACGGAGATCAAGACCTCCGGCGTGGTCGCCGCCGATGCCGTCGGCGACTATGTCGTCGAGGAGTGCAGCGCCGAGGAGATCGCCCACATCGGCGAGGCAGCCGGCTACGACCTCCGCTACGTGGCGGCCTACGTCGACTGCCATCACAACGACGACGAAGTCGCCGTCACCTACATCCGCCACGGGGCCAAGTTCCCGCAGACCGGCCTGACGGCCGACACCATTTCCTGATGCACGTTTCCACGCACGGGCGGGAATGACCGCCCGCCCGTGCCTTGTCTTCACACAGGTCCACCGAAAGGGAATCCTGAATGGACACCAAACTCTTCGGACGCAACCAGCCCGGCGGGCTGTTCTCGATCGTCGACCGCGAGATCTTCCCCGAGGGGAACATCCACTGGGTCTGTTCGACCACCGGGACCGACGGCGCCGGCTACGGCAAGAATCCCGACGCGCCCTTTGACTCGCTGGTCTATGCGCTGACGCAGGCCTCCGCCGGCGACACGATCTTCGTCATGCCCGGCCACACGGAGACGCTCTCCAGCGCCACCGGGGCCGCCGTGCTGACGCTGGCCCTCGCCGGTCTGCGGGTGATCGGCCTCGGCGGCCAGACGCGCAAGCCGACATTCCTGATCGACGGCCACGCCAACAACTACATCACGATCACCGCAGCCGACACGGTGCTCGAAAACCTGTGCTTCAAGGCCGGCCACGCGGACATCGCGAAGGGCGTCAACGTCGCCGCCGCCGGCGTCGAGTTCCGCCGCTGCCAGTTCCTGGAAAACACGACGGCCGAGAACTTCCTCGTCACCATCCAGACCACGGCCGCCGGCGACGACCTGCTGATCGACGGCTGCACGTTCGACGGCGTGACGCAGGCGACCGAGTGCATCGAGCTGGTCGGCGCGAACAACAGGACCGTGATCACCAACAACAAGATCAACGGCTTATTCTCCGTGGCGGCCATCTCGAATATTACGGCCCCTTGTCTGGGGATCGACATCTCCAACAACGCGATCGCCAACCACACGACCGCCGGCAACGACCTCGCCGGCGCCATCGATCTGAACGGCAACGCCACGGGCTGGATCTGCGACAACCGAATCTACCTCGGCGACGACACCGACTGCCTGACCGCGATCGACGGCGGCTATTGCGTTCGCGGTGGAAATCGGGCCATGAACGAGTACGACGAGGAAGGCGGCGTCGCAGGCGCGGCCTCGACCTGATCGCCCCTCGCTAGATAAGGAGCTTCCACCGTGGCCGTCCAACTCGAAGCGGCGATCCAGCGGTTCCGCGGGCTCTCTACCGACATCAAGCCGGGAGAGGCCCGAGAGCCTGGGGACGAGGCGATCCAGAGGCCGCCGGTCGGATCGGTCTTCACGGAGATCGACACCGGCCGCCGCTTCGTCTGGACTCACTCCGGCGCCTGGGAGCGCCAGGAGCAGACGATCGAGCCCCTGCTCGCGGAACTGATCGAAACCAACCGGCGGATACTCGACACGCTCGCGGCCACTCAGCGCGGGCATGAAGAGTATTCGTGGGGTAACGAGGCTCCCCCTGAGTGATGCCCGACAACGAGGGCAAAGGAGACGAGACGATGGGTTTCAAAACCGACGAACTGCTGCAAGCGCTCCTCGACAAGACCGGCCCGCTGGGGCTGGCCAGAATGGCCAAGGACTACGAATCTGTAATGACCTCCTCGGCCGTCGCCGCGCTCGTCGTGCGCCCGACGACCACGTCCCTGCTGACGATCCACAACGGCGAGAACTTCGGGGGCAAGAGCCTGGTGATCGACCGGCTGTTCTGCTTCCAACTCGTCTCGGCGGCCGCCGCGTCGTACTACACGATGTGGTACTGCCTCCATGCCCAGCCGATCAACGTTGCCAAGGGCGCCAACGAGATCACGTCGAAGTGGGGCACGGGCGACGGCCGCGATCCGAGCATGGGGACCGTGCGGGCCGAAGTCGACGCGACCGTCGTCGACGACGGCTGGTTCCCGGCCGGCGGCACCGGCCCGGTCGAGGCCACGGGCGTCCTGCCCGGCGGCGGGACCGAGTGGGAGTGCAAGGGCCGCCTGATCGTGCCGCCCAAGCAGTCGATCAGTCTCCACGTCTCCGCCTCCAGCGTCGACGAGGACTTCACGGTCGGCGCCGCCTGGTGGAGGATGAAGATCTAGCAGAGGCAGCCACCACGCCTCGCGTGGTAACGCGCATGGAGGGGTTCGCGTGCTCGGGTCACTCGTCGAGAAAACCGCGCCGGCCGTCGCCGTCGTGTCCGCAGCGGACGCGAAGCGGTATCTGCACGGCGTTGCCGAGAGCGAGACGGACGCCGACGTCGAGGCGCTGGTGGCGGCGGCCACCGAGTACGCCCAGACCTGGCTCGACCAGCAGTTGATCACGGCCACCTGGAAGCTGATCCTGCCCGGCTTTCCGGCTGGCCTGATCGAGCTGCGCCCGCCGCTTCAGAGCGTGACTTCGATCACCTACTACGACTGGGCCAACGCCCTGCAGACCTGGTCGAGCGACGAGTACGAGGTCGACACCGATCACCTGCCCGGCCGAGTGCAGCCGGCCTACGGCTACAGCTACCCGAGCACGTACAGCCGGATCGACGCCGTAACGGTCGAATTCGCCTGCGGGTACGGCGA